CTTGAAGCCTGTGGCTCTAATCACAAAGCTTATTAATTTTGTGGATGCTAATATAATTGCTGACCCATTTCTCGGCTCAGGTACAACAATGGTAGCAGCCCAGAACTTAGGGCGTAAATGCTACGGAATCGAAATCGCCCCACCATACTGCGCCGTTATACTTCAGAGGATGCAGAATACATTCCCATCACTCGAGATAAAACGAATCTGAACCTTTCTACCTGTACAAAAGGTTATTCCTTACGTGGAAGAAAACACCGCAATATCACCGCGAACCGCAGGATTAAAACCGCCATGGGAAAAGGGGCAGCCAAGTCCGAACCCAGCCGGCAGACCGCGTGGTTCACAAAACCTTACAACCGTTATAGAGCGATGGCTTAGGCTCAAGCAAGGTTCTTTAGAATTGCCGGATGGCACTAAAATACAATTAGACAAAGAAGATGCGGCTGTTCTGGCTCAACTAAAAAAGGCAATCGGACAAAATCAAGTCCTTAACGATAAGGGCATTGTGACGCAAAATTATATTGAAGCCGATACATCGGCGTTCAATGCTATCATGGCATACAGATACGGCAAGCCAATTCAGCGTACGGAGAATGAAAATAAGGAAGTTACCGAGTTCGCATCCGAAGCCGATGAACGCGCTCACTTACTCCAAACAATAGCAGAGATAGAGTTGAAGGCGATTGAAAGAAGTGGTGAGATCGTGAACGAGGCGGAATCTATCATTGCAAATGTATAAAATTTTATACACGAAAACGGCAAATGCGGAGCAGCGGTAAACTTTTCTAAGCATTCTGAGAGAACAAAAATGAGCCTAACTCCCCAACAAGCCGCACTCCTTACAACCGAAGAACTCCGAGCCTATACATCCGCAAAGGTTTCACTGTCCGAGCGGGATAGGAATGAATCAGCTAAATCCTCACTCGAAAACTACATCCGTCATACCTTCCCGAATTATCAATTTGCATGGTATAACCGGATAATCATTTCCGCACTAAATGATCTCATCTTAGGAAAAGAAAAACGTCTCATAATAAAAATGAGACCACGCGGCGGAAAGACTGAATTGATTTCTCTTCGCTCCCCGTCGTATCTTTTCGGAGTAAACCCGGATGCTCAAATAATTGCCTGTTCATACGCCGATAGTTTAGCCGCAACAAGTAATCGCGCCGTTCAAAGAATTATAGACTCACCGGAATACCAAAAGATTTTCCCGCAGACTAAACTTCACGGTTCGCACGTTCGGGCGATTGCGGAAAATACCTATCTTAGAAATTCATCTGAATTTGAAATCGTAAATCATAAAGGCTATTACAGATCGGCGGGCATAGGAACAGGGATAACCGGACGCGGCTTTACACACGGGTTTATAGATGATTATTTCAAAGATGCTGCCGAAGCGGAAAGTCCCGTTGTCCGTGAATCTATTTGGGAATGGTTTCAGGCTGTATTTTATACGCGCCGTCAATCGGCGGACTCTGCAATTTGTATTTGCGGCACACAATGGCATGAAGATGATTTAATCGGAAGGCTTGAGCGCAACATGAAGGCTGGCGGAGAACAATGGAGAATTATTTCCTTCCCTGAGATTTTAGAAGATGAATCGCAAAGATCGAAAGAGGATTTGCGCGAAATAGGGGATGTTCTTCATCCCGAAAGGTTTTCAAAAGAAGATGTTTTGAAAACCAAAGCAATGATCGGCACTCATTGGTTTTCCAGTTTATATCAAGGCAGTCCCTCATCGAGAGAGGGCAATATATTCAAGCGCGCATGGTATCTTCAAAAGAACGGGCAGGCATGGCAACTGCCCTATCTTAATGGCGAGATGAAGGGATGTTGCGTTTATTGGGATTTAGCATATTCAGAGAACCCTAAAGCAGATCAAACCGCAGGCGGTTTAATGCTATCCGATAAATCTATGAATGAATGGATTCAGGATATGCACTTCGGACGTTGGGAGATTGCAAAACGAAATCAGGAAATTCTTTCTAAATGTTTAGAATGGAATGAACTTTTCCCGAATATAAAAGTTTACTTAGAATCAGGAATGGGTGCGGGAGTGAATGATGTTCTTGAATTGAAAAAACTTTTAATCTCTAATGGCATACGCGCCGAGACGGATAACGTTCGGGATAATAAAGTTTTCAGAGCAACGAGGGAAATGGGAAGTTTCCAAAGTGCTTCACAATCCGGTATGATTAAGTTTTGTGAAGGTGGATGGAATGAACCCGCGCTATTAGAACTTAGCCGACTCATTGAAAAAGAAACAGCGAACGGGATGGAGTTCACTGGCGGACACGATGATATTTTGGATGCACTCGTTGGCTGCCATAGAAAACTAACAAGTAGAAAGCCAACTAATTATTTCGCTCAAAACTAATGTTTAATAAAAAACTCACTATTGAATGCAAAATCCTACAGCCTGAACTATTACGCCCAAAAGACGTTTTAGTATTTACCTCGAAAACAGAGAGGGATTTAACAGTGCCGGAATTACTCGCACTCCGGCAGCAAGTGGAGGAATTTCTTTCGGGGATCGGTATTGAAAATAAAGTCGTGTATTTGAATAATGCAGACTTACGAATAGTAAGTTCAATGATACAATAATGCCAGTAGCCTTTTCAGAACTTAGTGCTCAAAGAAAACAGCAAAGCGGAATACAAATTTCCGACGGGTCTTTTCCTCTTGACCCCGCTTATAGTCATTTACTTTCCCGCAACCCGCAAACTCTCAAGTTCGCTAATGAAGGCTACTCTCAGAACTCGATCGTATTCAATTGTATCACGCGAAGAGCACAAGCCATACACCAGCCGCCGTTAATCGTTTCTAAAAGAGGCGGCAAAGTTAAAAAGGGAAAAAAAGAAGGTGAACAAAACGATCTCCAGAGACTTTTAGAATCACCTAATCCTTACTGCGATACATCTGACCTCTTACAATACCTTTCGATTTACAATGATGTTGGCGGCAAAATGTATTTCCATAAAGTCCGCGATGGCTACGGAGTAGTAACTGAAATCTATCCTTATCACGCTTCGCAGATTTCCGTTCAACAGGGAACGACGCGATGGATAGACGGTTATTGGTACGATAACGGAGCGGGATTCAGAAAATTTATAGCTCCCGAAGATATAGGCACTTTCAAATTTCCTTCAATAGATTTCCTTAAACCCTATACAAGCACCTCACCCCTTCTTGCTTTAGCGGCGTTAGTTGATTTAGATTCTCAGGTTGCTCAGTTATCGGTTTCACTTTTACTCAACGGTGGAGCACCTCCTTTTGTCATCTATCCCGGCGAACAGGTTGACGTAATGACTCAGGATCAAATTGACGGAGCGATTGAAAAGATCATTACGAAGTTCAACGGGCGGAATAGAGGCAAGCCCGCGTTAATGAACAAGGATTTCAAATTAGAAAAGGTTGGATTCTCTCCGAAAGAAATGTTGCTCACTGAATTCTCTATGCTTCCAGAGACCAGAATTTGCGCCACCTACGGCGTTCCTGTTGGCTACGCTCAAATGCTAACAGGTTTGGAATATGCCGGTACTTTTGCAAATAGAGAGATTGATAAACAAACATTTTATGAGGATACGATGGTATCCCTTTGGGTTGCTTATGGCAGAGCATTCAACCGCATGTTTAAGGATGAAGTTTTTTACGATTGTAAAGGCTCGGATTTATCTATTGAATTTGACTACTCGAATATTCCCGCACTTATGGTAGCCGATGCAAAACTGCAAGGCAAAGTTATAGATCAATTCAGGTATAATTTAATAACCCGTGACCGCGCTTTGGATTTAATTGGTGAGGAAGAAGTTGGAGGTAAGGAAGGTGGAATGTATTACTCGGAATCAACGGGTACGGCATTCGGAACCTCAGAACTTCCCGGAGCGAAACCTGAAGATGTCGTTGCCGGAGCAGAACCCGCAACTAAGCCCGTGACTACAAAAGCAAAGCATAAAGCAGAACCATCATTAAACGGAGTACACTAAAATGGGCAACGAAGCAACTTGGTTAGAGGATGAAGTTCCCGAACAGGTAACGATAACACTTCCTTCTATGCCGACTCCAGAGCCACCGGATGAAAACGGCGTTACAACTTCTTGGAGCGATGAATGCAACGAAGATATTCTTAACGCAATTCATAAGTTACCGATTTATAAAGAAGCCGAGGATTAATGGCGAAACTCTCCCCAAAAAACGACTATACCCTTTCAATCAAACAAGCGCACGAAATAGCACTGCGAAGACTTCCCGACCCTATAACCATAGATGCAATTTACAAAAGAATAGCACGCAAAAAAATAGCTGCGATTAAACTTCCATGCGGTATTAGAATCTCCGTTTCATCCTTCCATACCTACATACGCGGTTACTGAATTCGTTTATACATTTTAGACATTCCGTAATGTATTAACCTGTTTTTTGCTTTATCATTGTAAGAATGAAAAAGCAAATCTTACGCGCCGTTAATAATTTGCAACGACTTACTATCCCGTTAGTCGAATATCAGTCATCCGATTCAACGGATGCAACAGGTAAAGTAAGGGGAACGTGGCAAGGCTACGCTAACTTAAAAGGCTTTTTAGAAAACAATTACGGTTCGATATTTGCCGACGGATGTTACAATGAATCTATTCCTTCATTCTTAAAAAACGGCTTCTCACCTGACTCACACGGAGCCGCACAAAATTTTGAATATACAGTATTAGGAACCTATGGATACCCAACAGCCGCGCGAGAGGATGCAAAAGGATTATATTTTGAAGGGAAGTTCCATTCCGATGAAGCGGCGCAAACGCTCCGTACTCGTGCCTCAGAAAGAGCCGCTGACGGTTTATCCGTTGGAATGTCAATCGGATTCCTTACAACAAAGTCCTTTAGAATCTATCCCAAAGATTACGAAACGCTACTCCCGAAATACCTTGCCAAGCAATTCTTAGCACAGGGCTTAGAAGATGCAAAGGGATGGACTTCCATTCTTATTCGTCAAAAGGTGCAACTCATTGAAAATTCACTCACACTAACTCCGGCTATGGATGCGGCTTTAGTTACGGAAGTACAATCTATGAACGACGGTACTAAAGATTACTTCGAAGATATAGATGAATCGTTGGCATTGAATCAAATGTCATCGTTAATGAATTGCCTTTACTATGCAGGGTATGATTGTTTCTGTAATGAAGATATTCCTATCGAATCACGCCGCGCAAATTGGACGGGCGCACTCAGCGAATTTACAGATAGACTTACAAAGATTTTCGATACTTACTCCGCTTCGGAAACGAATGAAGATGATACGAATGAGATGGCAAAGAATTTCTTCCTCTCTCATTTTATTGAACCAAAATTTTACGGTACTCTGGAAGTGCCAAATACTGAATTACGCGAACGTGCTCAGGCAGTCGTTCTTGCTTATGTAAATCGCTTGTCCTCTCAGGCAGAGAAGAGCGAAGAAAGAAAGAAACTCGGCACTCTATCCGGGAAACCTGTATCTAAGGCTAATTGGGAATCAGTGAAGGCGAATCGCGATGCAATAGTTGCGGCTATGTCCGATCACTCTGATACGATGAAAGAATGTATCGGAAACCTCGATGAGTTTTTAGATAAATATAACCCGAATAAAGAAACCGAATCGCAAAAGATAAACGCGGATGCTCTTAACCTTCGGGCTAAGATTCTTCGCAGTCAAATCGAACAACCAATTTATAATTAAATTTTATGAATGAATTAGAATTCACTACATGGCTCCCGACTGCGAATATATCGGCGTTGGGAGTACAGCGAAGCAAGAACGATACACAGATTCTTGCTTTGACAAACGACAAAGATGCTACGGGCGCGGCTCGTAATATCTCTTCGGAGGATTTGGCTTTGGCGCAAATTCTTTCGACTCAAAACGAAGCGATGGTAGGGAAGAAACTGGAGATTGAAAAGAATCAAAACGCGGCGGCTACATTAGCGGCTAACGCACGTCAATCTCAGTCATCGAATCGCACTCAGGGCGGACAAATGCCGCTTGCACCGGATACACTGGTTTCATTTCCTAAATCAATAGGACATTTGAAATCATTTCATGGTGATAGAGAAGTTCTTTCTTCGCATAACGGACGCAGAGAAGTTTTGACACCGGATGAAAGAGCCTATCGCTTAGGAACATTCATCTTTGGAGCTGTTGCAGGTAATGAACGCACTCGCAGAGAATACCAACAGAAGGCAGAGGGATTCGGCTTGAATTATCTCGCTATGAACGAAGGTGCTGTTGGGTCGGGTGGATATTTAGTGCCGCCTGAATTCTCAGCTGACTTTATTTATCTCGCGCAGGAATATGGAGTGTTTGAAAAATACGCTCGTAGTATTGCCGTGACTTCAAACGATTACAGACAGCCGCGTAAACAGAGTTCGATCACCGCCGCATGGGAGGGTGAACTTGCAACTATTTCCAAATCTCAAATGGGAATAGATCAAATTCAAGTTCTTTTGAAACGTATCTCGTCTTTGACGGATATTTCAAATGAGTTGAATGCTGATTCTATTATCGGAATCGTGGATTGGCTTGTAAAGGACTCCGTTATTCAAATG